ATGCTTTAGATGAATCACAATATGATTCTTCATTACGAGCATTCCTAATGTCAGGATGTGCAAAGATGCGTTGGTTAATGTTGGCTGAAGAGTTCAAGACACCAGCTAATTTGAACCGCATTAGAACATATTATCGCAATTTGACACATACTGTAATAATGACTGCTGAGGGTAACCTAATTTATAAGAAACTCGGCAATCCTTCTGGATCAGTTAATACTGTTTCAGATAATACTTTAATTCTGTATTGGATGTTGGCATTTGCATGGATTAGAACAGCTTCAAAAGATGTGTGTACATATACTGACTTTGAATTAAATACAGCAAAGTGTTTGCTGGGAGATGATAATACATGGACTGTTTCAGAATTTGCGCATGGTTTTTACAACGCAATTTCTGTAATTGAGGAGTGGAAACACTTGGGAATTACAACTACGACAGATTCATTGGAACCTCGACCAGCAATTGAGCTTGACTTTTTGTCAGCTCATACTGTGTTTTTGAAAGGATATGCTGTTCCTCTTTATGATAGAAATAAATTAATGCAATCATTATTGTATGCCCCTATGAAACATCTAACTCCAGAAACCTCTTTGCAGCGTGTTAATAATTTGCTGCAAATTGGTTGGACGGATTTACCATTTAGACGTTTTTGTAGAGAGTTCATTTCTTGGTTATTATGTAAGTATGATGATACTTTGAAGGATGACCAACGTTGGATCATTGCCAAATCGCAAATTTGGACTGATGAACAACATTTTCAATTATTCACTGGACGTAAATTAATATTACGTGCACAGTCTTATCAGGAAACGCAAGAAAGATTAAATAAGCCTGATAAAAGAAATTTTATGAACTCTGTTCAACAGAAGAAAACTCAAAACCCACGGAGACGCAACCGACGTGGGGGCGCTAAAAAGCGGCCTCAAGGTGCAAAGAAACAACAAAATAGACAGCAACAACCAAGACCTCGTAAGACTTTGCGTCAACGAGGAGGGAGGACTCGTGGTCGGAGAAGTGGTCAGACTGCTCTCGGACTGGGCGCTACTTCCTTTGGTGATAACAAGCCCAGATCAATTATTGTACAAAATGATGAATTTATTGGAGCTGTTACTGTCGCTAACCAACCCAATTTTAATGTGACCTCTTATCCAATAAATCCTGGTCAACCAGCGTTATTTCCATGGCTGTCAAAACAAGCTTTACAATGGGAGAAATACCGCTTTTCAAAATTGGAGTTTTATTTTAAAAGGGAAGTATCTGAATTTAATACTGCTGGTTCAGCAGGGAAGATTATTTATTCTGTAGATTTTGATGCTTCAGATGCTCCACCTTCAACAAAACAACAGATGGAAGATACAATTCCACATCAAGACGGAATGCCGTGTGAGGACTTTGTTCTCCGACTTCCGCCATCACTTATGAATAAATTCTGTGATGAACGTTTTGTAAGACCTGGAAATTTACCAGGCGGATCTGATATTAAATGGTTTGATATAGGAAATTTGTTTGTGGCAACACAAGGAGTTCCATCAAATGTAGAAATTGGTGAATTGCGAGTTCGATATGTATGTCGCTTGTCAATCCCTGTTTTGGAACCAAATACAACTGCACCCACTAATATGCAAGTTACAGCATTAGTTGGGTCTGTTACTGCTCCTGTTACTGGAACAATTTACACATCACCATTAGCAACTGTACAAACTAATGGATTAAATGTTGTGAATAGTGGGGGAAACCTCACTCTTCCACCAGGAAACTATATGATCACTTGTGCCGCTGACTTTAGTACTACTACTGCTATTACGGAGGCATTAGTTGAGCTAGTTGTTGCAGCTAGTGCAGTTGTTACTGCAATTGATGAGTTCGCAACTGCGGCAGGATGTACCTCACTGCATGTGGTTTTAGAACCATACTTCTTTGTTTCAAATGGAACGAACTCATTCAATCTTGAAACCACACTTACTGGAACTGGAACATTAGGAACTATTTTTAGTTCCATGTTTATCCAGGCTGTTTAAACAGATGAATTGCGCTCTACTGTCAAATGTGGCTGACGACCACTAGTGCATGGAAAGTAGTTAAAGTGTCCTATCTATACATATTTTATGTAGTCTTGTTTTACTTCTTTGTTATTTGATAAGCAAAAGAAGGATGACTAGATCAGTCTTTAAAATGATCCGTACCTTGCAATTAGGAGTAGAATAAATTGCACTCTTACCACATGAGTCGAAACTTGTGGAGGTTGTGGAACCAACATAATAGAAATCCCCTTTCAAAAGCTTTAATCTTTAGGATAAAAGATAAGCCGTGTGATGTTTAGTCATTAAACATTACAGTATTTTAAATGACAAACCATGAAGGAATAAAACATGTAAAAACCGGTTATAAGTAAGAAATCCACAACAGGAAGGATCCTTACCTGGTAGAACCTCTAGAAGGCGAAGTCGGGTATGTGTCCCCGGAGTTTGGAGTGTAAAAACTAGTAGCACCATGCAGAAATGCAGGTAGTAGCGTTTTAATTACGCGGTGTCTACAGCTCTCATGTAATGAGTGGTTTACCTCCGGCTTACGCCTCCAGTGTATTTCGCCAGATCTTGTATAAGCCATAAGAAAGATAAAAG